ACAGAGGAAGAATACTTCAATGCTATGGAGGATCTGTCAAATCAGTTTTATGAGACAGGTTCTCCAAATCCAAATGAAATTGAAACTGAAATTATAGGAGAAAACTAATGGCAATTAAAAAATCATCTGGCGGAAAGCAGGTCATCGAATCTCTTCCCAAGAAAACTAAGCAGGGTTGTGGTGCTCATACCAAGTATTCTGCTACGTCTCGTAATAAAGCTCGTAAAAAGTATAGAGGACAAGGAAAATAAATGTATCTCTTAGATGGAAATGATGAATGGAAGAATATTCATACATCAGACCTCTGGATTTACAATAAATTATTCTTAAGTCGGGTTTTAGGTTATACATGTGGTCCTGTTGGCACCACTGTTCCAAAACCCGACTTTTATATTGTGCGACCATCCTTCAATTTACTTGGAATGGGGCGTTTTGCTCGTAAAGAATGGATTGAAAAATACACGGATCACATTTATCCGGCAGAATTTTGGTCTGAAATCTTTATGGGAGAGCATCTAAGCGTTGACTTTAAGAATCAAAAGTCAGAATTAGTTGTTTTGGGCACCAAAGATGACAAAGATCCTTACTACAAGTGGAAAAAATGGGAAAAAATTGATAAAAAAGTTGAATTTCCAAAAATTCTACAAAATTTAAAAGGTAATTATGAATATATCAACTGCGAATTCATTGGAAATAAGTTAATAGAGGTTCATTTTCGACAAAATCCAGATTTTAGACATAATAATACTGTAGCAATTCCAATATGGAATGAAAACGATTTGGATTTTTATGATCTTGAAGAATACGACTTTGTAAAAGACTCTGATTTTAAAAGAACCGGATTTTTGATTAAATAAATAAATTTTTAGAAATAGTATAGAATAATTGAAACAGCATTCGATGGGCAAACACCTGCTTTTAGAGGTGTATGATGTAAAATATGACCTTCTGAACGACGGTATTGCCCTTCAAGAAACAATGGAGCGCGGAATTAAACGTGCTCAAATGACAATACTTAATATTTTTTCACATTGTTTTTTACCTCAGGGGTGTACCATTGTGATTGCACTTGCAGAAAGTCATGTTTCTTGCCATACCTGGCCAGAAAATGGATCTATTGCCATTGATGTGTACACATGTGGCGATGGAAATCCCAAATTAATTGCCATTGAACTATTAAAATATCTAGATTCGAATAATTTTAGACTTCGTGAGATAGATCGTTAAATAGTAATAGGAGATAGAAACCTCCTTTATAAAAGTTCTGTTTTAATCAATTAAAACAGGAGTTTCACAAATGCTATTCGAATCTGACGACAATCAAAAAAGAGTTATTCAAGAAGTAGTTTATGACATTGCACCAAAGCATAACCTAAAAAAACAAGTTGAATTGCATGAAAAAATTCGTAATGATGAGGACTATGATGATTGGTCATATGGAACAGAACCAAATTACGGTTCTTCTTGGAAGTAGATATAAATAAATAAAAAACTTTTGTTCGATGGCAATTCAAAGGATATCCAGGTCATTTAAAGATATCAGTTTATCCTTTGAACCACATCCCGTGACAAAGGATTTGCCAATATTAAAAAATGAAAATGCAATTCGCAGATCTGTAAGAAATATTGTAGAAACTATTCCAACCGAAAGATTCTTCAATTCTCTATTAGGATCTGATATTACAAGAAGTTTGTTTGAAAATATTGACTTTGGTACTTCATCGGTAATTCAAAATCAAATTGAAATATCAATCAATAACTTTGAACCAAGAGTTAATAATGTAATAGTTGAGGTAGATCCTAATCCGGACAATAACTCATTTAATGTGACAGTTATTTTCGATATTATTGGCCAAGAGTTTCCAACCCAAGAATATTCTTTCCTATTAGAGGCAACAAGATAAAATGCCTTTTACTAAATTTACAAATCTAGATTTTGATCAGATAAAGACTTCTATCAAAGATTATCTCCGTGCTAACTCAACATTTACGGACTTTGACTTTGAGGGGTCTAATTTTTCTGTTTTAATAGATACGCTGGCATATAATACTTATATTACTGCATTTAATTCGAATATGATTGTAAATGAATCCTTTTTGGATTCTGCAACTCTTCGTGAAAATGTTGTTTCATTGGCAAGAAATATTGGATATGTGCCACGTTCCAGAACGGCATCAAAGGCACAAGTATCATTTAACGTACCAGTATCTCTCACATCAAACACCCCAACAGTAACTTTACAGGCAGGATTAGTTTGTGTTGGATCCATTGACAATAGTTCATATACATTTTCTGTTCCCGATAATATAACGACAAATGTTGTAAATGGAGTTGCATCATTCAGTAATATTGATGTATATCAAGGGACTTTTTTAACAAAGCAATTTTTAGTCGATGGATCACTAGATCAAAGATTTATATTAGATAATTCATTTATCGATACCTCTACAATTTCAGTATATGTAAGAGGAATTAATGATAGTGGACTGGGTGTGGAGTATTCTTCGGTTGATAATATTCTCAATATTGATTCAACATCAACAATTTATCTTTTACAAGAAGTGCAGGATGAAAAGTATGAATTACTTTTTGGTGATGGATTAATTGGTAAAAAATTAGAAAATAATGCGGTAATTACTGTAAATTATATTGTAACTGATGGTGAAGAAGGTAACGGCGCATCTTCTTTTGCTTTTTCTGGAAGCATTAGGGACGCAAATAATGCTTTAGTAGATATAGGTTCTGTGTTAATTGAAACAAATCAACCATCTCAAAATGGTTCGGAAATCGAATCAATAGATTCAATTAAATATTTTGCACCAAGAATATATTCTTCACAGTATAGAGCAGTAACATCAAGAGATTATGAGACGATTATTAAAAAAATTTACCCAGATACAGAATCAGTCGCTGTTATTGGCGGTGAAGAATTAGACCCTCCTGAATTTGGAACGGTATCCATAAGTATTAAACCAAAAAATGGAACTTTTGTTTCTGACTTTTCGAAGTCAAGAATTTTATCTCAATTAAAACAATATAGCATTTCAGGTATTAATCAAAAAATAATTGACCTTAAAGTACTCTATGTTGAAATAGATTCATCAATTTATTATAATTATTCTCAAGTATCTGCCGTTGAGTCTCTGAAAACAAAAGTTATTAACTCATTAGATGAATATTCAAATTCTTTAGATCTTAATAAATTTGGAGGAAGATTTAAATACAGTAAAGTTCTTCAAATAATTGATAATACAGATACCTCCATAACTTCCAACATCACTAAAGTTAGAATAAGAAGGGATTTGAAGGCACTTATAAATCAATTTACTCAATATGAATTATGTTTTGGGAATAAATTTCATGTTAATGAAAGTGGATATAATATTAAATCTACTGGATTTAAAATTTCAGGAGAATCAGATACTGTATATCTTACAGATGTCCCTAATTTAGATAAAAAAACAGGAATTTTATCAATAGTAAAACCTTTAAGTGATGGAACCATAAGAGTTGTATCAAAGTCTGCTGGAACGGTTGATTATTTGAAAGGTGAAATAAAACTTGGAACCGTAAATATTATTTCAACATCTAAAGAAAATAATACTATTGAAATACAAGCATTTCCAGAATCAAATGATGTTGTTGGATTAAAAGATTTATATTTAAATTTTAGCATCTCAGAAAGCACAATAAATATGGTAAGAGATGTAATTGCTTCTGGTGATGAAATCTCTGGAACAGTATTTTCCAGAGATTATTACACATCAAGTTATTCAAACGGGAATTTAATAAGAGCGTAATATGATACAAACTGGGTTCGAATCTAGAGTTAAGATTCAGCAAATTATTAATAGTCAACTTCCAAATTTCATTTTGGATGAAAGTCCAAATGCTGCAGAATTTTTAAAACAATATTATATTTCTCAAGAATATCAAAGTGGACCCGTTGATATAGCGGAAAATTTAGATCAATATTTAAAATTAGATAATTTGACACCTGAGGTAGTAGTAGATAGCACATACACTACTTCTGAAGTTTCTCCTACTGATACTGTAATTACTGTTACTAGTACTAAAGGATTTCCTCAAAATTATGGATTATTAAAAATTGATAATGAAGTCATTACATATGCTGGATTAACAACTAATACTTTCACTGGATGCATTCGTGGATTTAGTGGTATTACCAGTTATCATGCAAATTTAAATCAAGAAGAATTAGTTTTTTCAGAATCAGAAGCAGAATCTCACGCTAATGAATCGTCTGTACAAAATTTAAGTTCTTTATTTTTAAAAGAATTTTATAAAAAAATAAAATACACGTTTACTCCCGGATTAGAAAATCTTGATTTTGTTCCTAATCTAAATGTCGGAAACTTTATAAGAGAAGCGAGATCTTTTTATCAAGCAAAAGGAACTGATGAATCATTTAGAATTTTATTTAATATTCTTTATGGAGTGACTCCGAGAGTTGTAAACTTAGAAGATTTTTTAATTAAACCATCTTCTTCAGAATTTATTAGAAGAGAAATTGTAATAGCGGAAAGAATCTCTGGGAATCCTTTGAAATTAGTTGGCCAAACAATTAAAAAATCCACTGATGAGAATACTAGCGCCTCAATTTCAGAAATAGAACCATTTACTAGAAATAATATACAATATTTTAAGATTTCACTTTTTGTTGGATATAATGATTCCTCATCTGTTGAAGGTAACTTTGTAATTACACCCAACACAAAATGCTTGGAAAATGTCTCTATTGGTTCTTCTGTAATTTCAGTTGATTCTACAATCGGATTTTCTGAGCAAGGAACTCTTATATCTGGAAATAATACAATTAATTATACTAATAAGAGTATAAATCAGTTCTTTGGATGTACTGGAATTGAAGAACAAATTTCATTAGCAGATAATATAAGATCTGATGAAATTTATTATGGATATGAAGATGGAGATCTTACAAAAAAAGTTGAATTTAGACTCACTGGAGTTCTGTCAAAATTTGTACAAATATCAAATAATTTAAATTTAGATGAAGAGCAGATTATTTCTGTTAAGAGCATTGGTGATTTAATTGATAATCCTGAAAATAATAAAACATATAAAGAAATTTTTGCAAATTCTTGGATATACAATACAAGTTCAAGATATCAAATAGAGAATATTAATAATTTTACGTTAACAAGTCCAATTGACAAATCAAGTTTAAAAGTTGGTGACAGAGTTGAAATTTTAGAGAGAGATAGTAATATTATCGCATCTTCTCATACAAATATAGCATATATTTCTGATATTAATTCTTCTGAAAATAGAGTTACCTTAAGTAATTTAAATTTTACTCCAGAAACTGGAGTAAAATATGATTTAAGAAGAAAACTTAACACATCACGCAGTCTAACGGTTCCTATTGAATTTGGAAATAATGTTATTTTATCTGATATTCAAAATTTATACGTTGATGAAAATTATGCCTATGTTGCTTCCAATTCATTACCGTCTGGAAGAGATGGATTTACTGGAAATTATACATACGAAATAATAAAAAATATTAAAACATCTAATGCTATTGCTTTGTCTAATTTAGTAGATGACAAATATACAACTATATTATTTCAAAGTAGTGTTCCATTTATAACAGGTGACAGGGTTTATTATCAACCTTCTGGAACAAATATTGTTGGATTAGATACCGGAGACTATTATATTGAAGTTCAAAATCCAAATAATGGAATAAGATTATATTCATCTAAGTCATTTATCGGTACAAATAATTTCTTAACATTTTCTAATTCAAATTTTAACAATCAAATACACAAATTTACATTATATTCCCAAAAATCTGGGACAATTGGTGCTCAAAAATTACTTAAAAAATTCTCATTATCAGAAAATATTAACAATATTGATAATGGAACTGCAGAATTAACAATTCCAGGAACAACTGGTATGTTAATTAACGGTGTTGAAATTAGTAATTATAAATCTGATGATAAAGTTTATTATGGTCCGTTGAAATCTGTTGAAGTATTAAATGGTGGAATTGACTATGATGTTATCAATCCTCCATTAATATCAATTTCACCTGGAAAAGTATCAACTGCTCTAGTTCAACCAGTAATCAGTGGATCTATCAAAAAAGTTTATGTAGATTCTCAAGATTATGATATTGATAAAATTGTATCTATTGGTATAACCGGCGGTAATGGTTCCGGTGCTGTTATAGAACCCATAATTACTAGAAGACAAAGAGATATTTTATTTGATGGAAGAACTACAACAAATTCTGGTGGAATTAGCACATCTACATACCAATTAACATTTTTAAGTGATCATAATTTAAATAATGGAGAATCTATAATTTATAATTCAAATGGAAATTTATCTATTGGAATAGGATTTAGTGATTCAACTTTAATTAATAATTCAACATATTATAGTAAAGTTGATAATAATAGAACGATTAAACTTTATGAGACTGCTTCAGATTACTTATCTGGAATCAATACAATAACTTTTAATGGAAATAATACTTCAGGAATTCATAAATTTAGAACTTCTTCATATAAAAACACCATATCCGAAATTAAAATAATTGATGGCGGTAATGGATATACTAATAGAAAATTAATTGTCTCTCCAGTTGGAATATCTACAATTAATCATACTGTTAATTTTAAAAATCATGGATTTAATAGTGGCGAATTAGTAACCTATAATTATCAAATTTCTACAATAGGGATTTCTACATTATCTCAGTATTATATTTTAAAGACTGATGAAGATTCTTTTAGACTATGTTCTGCTGGAATTGGAGGAACAGATGTATCAAATTACAATAGACAAAATTATATTAAATTCTCATCTATTGGAAGCGGCTATCAATACTTTAGTTATCCAGATATTTCTGTTTTAATACAATATACTCCTGTTGGATTTGGTACAACAACTCAAGAATATCAATCTATCATAACAACTCCGGTAGTTAAAGGAAATATTATTGATGCTTATTTGTATGATAGTGGAGTTGGATATGGTTCTACAATAATCAATCTTGAAAGAAAACCATTAATATCAATAAAAAATGGTAGAGAAGCGAAATTAAATCCAATTATTGTAAATGGTATAATTAATTCAGTAAACATCCAATATGGGGGAATTGAGTATTATTCAACCCCAGAATTAATTGTAGTTGATTCATCCGGTTTTGGATCAGGAGCAGATTTAAGACCAGTTATTAGTAATGGGAAAATAACAGATGTAAAAATTATAAGTGGGGGAATTGGATATTCAAATACTACAACAATTATTAGAGTAGTACCTGCAGGTTCTAATGCACTTTTGAGTGCTAATATTAGACCACTAACAATTAGTAATAATGTTAGATTTGGAAATGAATTTTTAAAAGAAAGTAAAAATCAATTACAGTATTCTGTTTGTGGATATTTTCAAGAATTGCAAACATCATTTAATGATACTGGTGCCGATGTTTCAAAAATAATCGGGTGGGCTTATGATGGAAACCCAATATACGGACCATATGGGTATTCTAATCCAGAAGTAGAATCAAATATTAAAGCATTAACTTCAGGATATACCTCAAATGCATCCAACATAGAAGATAGACCTGTAGAGTTTTCGGAAGGATTCTTTGTTGAAGACTATGAATATACTAATTCTGGTGATTTGGATGAAAATAATGGAAGATTTGGAAAAACACCAGAATTTCCTAATGGAGTATATGCATATTTTGCAACTATTGATCCTAATACATTAAGTCCTCAATTTCCATATTTTATTGGAAATAAGTATAGATCTAATACTTTAGAAGAAAATTCTACTTTAGATCAATCATTCAATTTTAATGATTCTAATTTACTTAGAAATACTTTACCATACAAAATTTCTGATAATTATGCAAGTAATGACTTTATAATTGAGACTAGTGATTTTACAAAACAAGAATCAGTTGTTGTTTCAGTAACTGAAGGTAATGTAAATGATTTTGATATCATTAATTCTGGCACTAACTATGAAGTAAATGATAGTCTAACTTTTGACGATACTAATACGCAAGGTGGGGGACTAATTGCAAAAGTTTCATCGATAAAGGGAAAAGATATTGTACAATTGAATACTTCTACACAAACTTATAATAATTCTATCTTTACTTTTAATAGCGAGGGTGAAGTAAAAGTTACTATATTGCCGTATCATAATTTATCAGATAATGATTTTGTTACGATTTCTGGATTTTCTACCAACTTAAGTAAATTAAATAATTCACATAGAATTGGAGTATCTTCTTATTATTCCAATCTTGTAAAAAGTGTCCCCACATCAACATCAGGATTAACTACGGAGATATATGTATCTCAACTTCCATCATCAGTATCTGTCGGAAGTAGTATTTTAATTGGAACAGAGACATTATCTGTATTAGAGGTATTTAAAAATCTTAATATTCTTAAAGTAGAAAGGGGATCTACTGGCGTATCTCATACCGTAACAACACAGATAAACTTCATTCCAGACTCTTTTACTATCTCTGAGAATGTAGATTATTTTAATTCTAAAGTTAATGACATAGTATATTTTAATCCAAGACAATCTATTGGAATTGGAACTACATCAGGAATTACAAATTCTGCAACATTTCAATTTGGAGATTCTACCCTTACTAGAATTATTCCAACTCAAGGAATTTATATTGAAAATCATCCATTTACAAATAATCAACCAGTAATATTTACAAACAACGGATCAAATATTGCAGTATCTACTTCACCAACAGCAACTCAATTTAATTTACCTCAAAATGTATATGTAACTAATAAAAACAAAAATGTAATCGGAATTAAAACTAACATTAATTCTTCCGAAGTATATTTTATTACTAATGGCGATAATAACAGCAAATATTCTATTAGAAGTACATATCCTCAAATAACTGGAAAAGTTGAAAGTATTAAATCTACGGTTTCAGTTTCAACTTCTCATGAATTAACTACCGGAGATACTATTAGTTTAAACATAAAACCGAATATTTCGGTTGGTATTGGAACTTCAATATCAGTTTATGTTAAAAGAGATCAAATTACTGGAAACATTTTAATTAATCCTATAGGATTTACTTCAGTTGGAATTAATACAGTAAATAGTACAATATCAATTAATTCTCATAATCTAAAGACTGGAGATAAAGTTTTATATTCTGCAAATGTAGTTGCATCTGGACTATCAACTGGTGTTTATTATGTTTATAAATCCAATGATAACACTATAAAACTTTCAGAAACTTATATTGATTCTGTAAGCATTCCACCGAACACTGTAAGTATTGCTAGTACTGGTGGATCAAATCAATCTATTTCATTAATAAATCCACAAATTCAATCGATTAAGAATAATAATTTAATATTTAATTTATCGGACACTTCACTTTTCGGTTATACTTTTAAACTTTATTATGATAAAAATTATTATAATGAATTTGTCTCTACCTCAGATTCATCGTCATTTACACTGACGGGAATAGGAACAGTTGGAGTTTCTACTAATGCATCCCTTACTATTAATTATGACAATCAATTACCAACTAACTTATATTATAACTTAGAAAAGTCCGGATATATTAGCACTTCTGATACATCAGTAAATAATTATTCAGAAATACTATTCATTGATAGTAAATATAATTCAAAATATAAAATTTCAGGTATTGGTTTAACTACATTTAACATATGCTTATCTGTAATACCAGAAAAATTATCTTATTCTCAAAGTGAATGTGATGTATTGGAATATACTACAAATTCATTATCCGCAAAAGGACCTATAGATAAAATTAATATTGTTTCTGGAGGATCTGGATATAAAAAACTTCCTGTATTTACAGGTTCTAATTCTATTGGCGGAAAAGATGCTTATATTGTTCCAAAATCAACAACCATAGGTAATGCAAAGGAAATAAGAGTTATTAATGAAGGATTTGAGTATTCTTCAGATAAAACTTTACAACCGGTTGCCTACATATCACCATTAATTACAATTAATAATTCAAATACTATTGGAATTATTACTGTTACTAATGGGGGAAGCGAATATACTGATGCACCATCAATTGTAATCGTAGATTCTATATCTGGGGAAAAGATTGATAGTGGAATACTAGAGGCAACTATAGTTGGTAGTTCTATTAATTCTGTAAATATTATACAAGAACCTAGAGGTCTTCCCGAAACAACGGTAAAATTATTTGCTACAAATAATACAAACGGAATTAGTATTCAACAAGTTCAATCTTCTTCAAGTGGAATTTTTACTTGCTTCATAACAACACCAGTACTTGGATTTTCAACTAATCCATTTAATATTGGTGATGAGGTATTTGTAGAAGGAATTCAAAAGTTTAATATTAATGGTTCTGGATTTAATTCGGAAGATTATGGATATAAATTTTTTACAGTCAGTAATTATAATACTATTGGATCTCTTGATTCAGTTACGATTGATATTTCAAATTTAACGTCAAATACTGGAATAGCTAAAACAATTCAAGATTCTGTTGGAATTATTATAAAAAGAACTGATTACCCTTCATTTGAAGTAATTCAAGTTTCTTCCCCATTTATAATCGGTGAAAAAATTATTTCTAATAATATTGAAAGAGATTTAAATATTTCTTCTTATAATAATTCATTTATTAAAGTATTTGGAACATATGAATTGTCTGTTGGAGAAATTATCGTAGGAAAAGAATCTGGAAATATAGCAACAGTAAATAAAATTGAAGATGGTATTGGAGTATTTGAAGTTGATTATTCTATCAAAAAATCTCTTGGTTGGTCGAATGATATTGGTAAGCTAGACCAAGATAACCAAGTAACTGCAAATAACGATTATTATCAAAATCTTTCATATACCATAAAGAGTCCAATTACATATCAGGAACTAAAAACACCTGTTAATAGTTTACTTCATACTAGTGGTCTTAAAAATTTTGCAGACACTGGAATTACATCAACGGCAAATTGTCAAATTTCAGATTCTAGTAATGTTTCAACTACCATTTATGATATAATTGAAGAAAATAGAGTAGATACAATTTATAATTTTGATTTAGTGCAAGATATTGATGTTATTGGATCTTCTTCTAAGTTTTTAAAATTAAAAAATAAAAAATTAACAGATTATACTGAGTGTAAAACTAATGTAGTTTTAAAAATAGATGACATAAACAGACAATTTTCTAATTTAGATGGAGAACCAAGTCAATTTTTAAATTTATTAGAATTAAATACGGGAGCTTCTTATGATAATCTATTAATTAGAGTTTCAAGTTCAGATAACTCCCAAATTCAATTGTCCGAACTAGTAATTCTAAATGATGGTACAAATTCATTCTTAGCAGAAAAAGGAACATTAATAAACACGGGCGTAGGTCTTACTCATATTTCGGGAGAAGAATTTGGAACATTTTCATTAATTGAAGATGAATTTAATGATAATTACTTAAGATTTACTCCTAATGATCCATTTAATGTAGATTATAATGTAAAATTAATTACCAGTAATTACAATTCTCCTTCACCAGGAATTGGAACCACTTCTATTGGATTTATTGATTTAACTGGAACCAATAAAATTGCAGCAGTAGGAATAACGACTTCTATTATATCTGTAGATTCAAATAAATTTTCTTCATTATATTTAAATGTTCAAGTTATTGATTCTATAACCAGTGATATGAACTTTGTTGAGATATATTTAAATCATGATGGTAATAATACTTATATTTCAGAATATTACTTTGATTCTGAATACTTAAATAATTATTATTCAGGAAACTTTATAGGAACATTTGGGGCTGAGATTTCTTCTGGAATTTTATCTTTAAAATATACTAACAATTCATCAAATAATGTTAATGTTAGGTCTAAAGTTGTTGGATTTGGCACAACATCTATTGGTGGGGGGGTATATAGATTTATATTGCCTGGCCAATTGTCAGGAAATGAGAGAAGTGCTGTATATGAGTCACACTATTCATCGACAGTCTCTGTAGCATCAACTGTAATATCACTGAATAAATTTAATTTTAATGCGGTTAAATCATTAGTAGAAGTTAGTATTGGAGCAACAAGTGCTCTTCATCAAATTATGTTAGTGCAAGATGAAACTAACATTTATGTACAGCAATCAGCTTTTCTTTCTGCTGAAAATAATTCAGGAATTGGAACTTTTGGTGGCGAATATGAAGGAAATAACTTTACTTTAAAATTCTACCCAGATGCATCAATAACTGCCAAGGTAAATATTTTATCATTTAATCAATGCTTATATACAAGTCTTGACCAGTTAAATACTCCCCCAGATCTTAATTATGGCACAGTAACGGAGTCTATTGATCTTAAATTTTATAATGCAATTAATGGAAATAGAATTAATAGAACAGAATTTAATTTAACTTCCAATGGAACTCCAATTTTTGCAAAGATATTTAATCCATCAGATTCATCCATATTAAACCCAGTAACTGGAATATTTACAATACCCAATCATTTCTTTAGTCCACAAGAAAGATTAATATACACTCCAAAATCAACTTTTATTGGAGTTGGTGCAAGTGCAGTTGGAATTGGTTCAACTTTAAATTCAGTTGGAGTTGTAACTACATTACTACCTTCCGATGTTTATGTAATTAAACTATCAAATGATTCCTTTAAATTATCCACAAGAAAAGATTATGCTATTTCTGGAATTGGAGTTACATTTACTTCATATGGTCAAGGAAATGCACATCAACTTGAGATGTTTAAGAAAAATGAAAAGGTAATTATTACGATTGATAATCTAGTTCAATATCCACTACTATTCACCCCAATATCTTATAATTTATCTGGACAAATAGATTCAAATTCTTCAATATTTGCCTTAAGCGGAATATCCACCTTAGCACCTAATGATATTCTTAAAGTTGATAATGAATATATGGAAATTATTAATGTTGGTTTGGGAACAACTAATGTTGGTCCAATTACAAATGCTGGTTCAATTAAACTAGTTGAGGTGACTAGAGGATTTGTTGGTTCTTCTGCAATAACACATGCAAATTCTACTGAAGCTAGAGTTTACAGAGGATCTTATAATATTGTAAATAATAATATTTTCTTTACTGAACCTCCCAGAGGAAATCCGCAAATAGAAAGAGATTCTAGAAATTTAACTTTTGAAACATCAGATTTTACCGGAAGAGTTTTTCTGAGAAATGACTATACAACAAATCAAATATATGATGATATTTCAGATAAATTTACTGGAATCGGAAGAACTTTCACATTAACGGTTGGTGGAGCAAATACTGTAGGATTAGGATCTACTGGCGGTAATGGAATTCTCTTTATCAACAGTGTTTTTCAAACTCCAACAACTCTTAATAATCCAAATAATAATTTTAGAATTATTGAAAATTCTATTCTAGGAATATCTAGTGTAGTATTTTCTGGTATTACTGATCCGATTACAAATAATATTATTACATCAGAATTTGATGTAAACCAAAATCAAACTCCCAGAGGTGGGATAATTATTTCATTAGGGTCATCTACCGGATTAGGATATGCGCCGCTTGTAGGGGCAGCAGTGACTGCTGTTGTTGGAGCTGGTGGCAGTATTGTTTCAGTTGGTTTGGGAACAACTGATAATCTTGGTTCAGGATACAATGGTATAGTATCCATAGGAGTATCTGTATATCAAAATAATCATACTGGTACAGTTGCAAATGTAGCGGCATCTGTAGGTGCTGGTGGAACATTATCATTCACAGTTGTTTCTGGTGGAACTGGATATACAAATCCTCAAGTATTTGTTTCAGAACCTTCTTATGAAAATCTTGAAGTTGTTGGAGTATCTAGATTAGGAATTGGAACAACAACAGATACTGGAATTGGTCTTTTAGTTAATGTTGAAGTCGGAGCAAGCTCTACAACTGGCATAGGGTCAACATATTTTGAAGTAACTAAATTTAATATTTCAAGACAAGGATATTCATTCCAAAGAGGAGATGTATTCAAACCAGTTGGATTAGTTACTGCTAAAGGATTAATTTCTCCACTATCCGAATTTAAATTGACTGTTGTTGATACATTTACAGATTCTTTCTCCGCATGGCAGTTTGGAGAATTTGATTATATTGATTCTATTAGAAATTATCAGGATGGAGTTAGAACAAGATTTCCACTATATTATAATGGAGAACTGCTAAGTTTTGAATCTTTAGAGGGTTCTCAGGTAAATCTCTCTAACGCATTATTAATTGTTATTAATGGAGTCATCCAAGATCCTGGAATTGCATATCAGTTTGATGGAGGAACTAGTTTTGTATTCACAACAGCACCTAAGTCAGAGGATAATATTGCAATTTTCTTCTATAGAGGGACCGCAGGTGATGATAGTGAATTAATTACTAGCATAAATGAAACCTTAAAGAAAGGAGATACAGTACAAGTTTTAAAAAATAATCAATTTCCAACGACAATAACACAAAATAATAGAATAATATTTGATTTATCTTTTTCTGATAAATTTGAAACTAATTTGTATTCTAATCAAGGAGTAGATACTGAAAATTATAAACCATTAAGTTGGATTAAGCAAAAAGTTGATAGAAAAATTAATGGAGAAAATGTTTATAAAACCAGAGATTCTATTGAATCTTTAGTATACCCAACTGCAAAAGTTATTAAAGATTTTTCAACAACAGTTGATGAAATATTTGTAGATAATGCAGAATTTTTTGATTTTGATACTCCAGATACTTTTGATGCTTTAATTGTTAATGGAATTTCAACAACTGCAAGCGGTTCTGTAGAAAATGTTACAAATATTTCTTTAATCAATGGATTCTCAGGCATTATTACTGGAATTACAACTACAACTGGAAGTGGTGGAAATCCATTAGCACTTAAATTTCATTTAAATACACTATCTTATGCTGGATTACAGACTGGATATCCAATTTACATATTTGATACCCGAGTTGGAAATGGAGTAACTTCTATTGATAGTTCAAATTCTGCAGTAGTTGGAATTGGTACGACATTCTTGGACAATATTTACTATATTCATCAATTTTCTTCAACTACAGGAATTATTACCTGCAATATAAATTCTAATACATCTGTAGTTGGACTTGCAACTACCGGAAGTATATCAAATCCAGTAGGCAAATTCTCTTGGGGTAGGTTGTCTGGGTTTAGTAGATCCAATTCACCAATTTCAATAGGTGTAACTGGCAATACTGTTGATGTTGGATTATCAACTTTTGCAACAATACAAAGAAGGGGAACTGGTCTTAGAAATACCGGAGCTCTTCCAAAACTATTATAAATATCTAAAAAATATCAATATGGCAGCAATAGTAACAGACCAGTTTAGAATACTAAATGCAACCAATTTTATAAATTCTGTAACGAATAATAGCGACTCTTATTACATTTTCTTAGGGTTGGACAATCCATCTCAAGTTGGGTTTGGAAGGACCACTAATTGGGATACGAATATTCCAAACCCAACAGATAATCTTGAATATTCTTCTCATTATAGAGATACATCTTTATTTGGTAAAAAAATAACAAGTAGTAATATTAGAAGATTAATACGAAAAGTTACTTGGACTTCTAATACATCCTATGATATGTATAGGCATGATTATAGTATTGGCAATAGGGCACCAAATTCTGATTTGAGTAGATTATATGATACAAATTACTATGTAATTAATAGTGATTATAAAGTTTACATATGCATAGATAATGGTTCTTCAGATGTAAATTTAAAAGGAAATAAATCACAAGATGAACCCACCTTTACAGATTTAGAACCCTCTTCTGCAGGAATAAGTGGAGATGGATACATATGGAAATATTTATTTACAGTATCTCCAAGTGACATCATAAAATTTGATTCAACGGAGTATGTTGTTGTTCCTAATAATTGGGCAACATCTACAGATACTCAAATTGTAAGTGTAAGAGAGAATGGCAATTCTAGTGTTACAAATCCAAATCAAATTAAAAAAGTATATATTGCAAATGGTGGATCTGGATATAGTTCAGGTGTAGTTGATATTGTTGGTGACGGTACTGGAGGTAGGGTATCAATTACAGTTGATAGTAGTGGATCGATAATTTCTACTACCGTTGTTGCAGGAGGTTATGGATACACTTGGGCAATGGTTGATTTAGGAAGTCTTCAACCAGGAGGAAGTCTATCCAATCCTGCAAAATTAATACCCATCATTCCACCGTCTAAAGGTCATGGGTATGATATCTATACCGAATTAGGAACGGATAAAGTGTTGACATATGCCAGATTTGATGACTCAACTAAAGATTTTCCAACGGATACTAAATTTTCTCAGGTTGGAATTATAAAAAATCCAACCACATTCTCTTCAGATACTTCTATTTTTACAGAAAATCAGTATTCATCACTTTATTCTATTAAATTAACTAATAGTTTTAGTGGTTCTCCAGTTATTGGAGGAGAAATTACGCAAAATTTAGCAAGTGGTGAAGTTGCCAAAGGATATGTGGCATCATACGATACAGAAACTAAAGTATTGAAGTATTTTAGAGATAGGTCTTTGTATTTTAACAATAGTTTAGACCAAACAGATTATAATACTGTAACATCAGATTCTCCTGTTTATAACTTTGAATCTTCTGCAGAACCTATTCAACCATTTGCTGGTTCTATTGATACTACATTTAATGCCAATAAAGTCACAGTTGGAAATAAAGTTATAGATTTGGGCGTAACTTTTACTACAGGACTTGCAAATCCTGAGATAAATAAAAAGACAGGAGATATAATTTATATTGACAATAGACCCCTGGTAACAAGAGACATTAGACAAAAAGAAGACATTAAAATTATCCTGGAATTCTAAAAAAAAATGGCACAAAAAACAGATTTAAATATCAACCCATATTATGATGATTTTGATTCTCAAAAAAACTTTTACAAAGTTTTATTTAAACCAGGATATCCAGTACAAGCAAGAGAATTAACGACTCTTCAATCAATTTTACAAGATCAAGTAAAATCTTTTGGAAGTCATATATTTAAAGAGGGATCCATGGTGATTCCTGGAAATATTGCATATGATGGAAATTTTAATGCTGTAAAACTTAATCCTACTAATTTTGGAGTTGATATTTCTCTCTATATTGATAATTTTATTGGTAAAAAAATAATAGGACAAATATCAGGAACAACTGCTATAGTACAATATGTTTCTTACCCTGATGATATAAATGTTGAGGATTTAACAATATATGTAAAATATTTGGATTCTGACAATAATTTTGAATTCAATCCATTTGAAGACGGTGAGTCATTAACTGCCGAAGAAAATATTACATATGGTAATACTACAATTAATGCAGGAACTCCATTTGCTTCGTTAATTTCATTAAATGCAACTTCAATAGGTTCTGCAGCATCTATTGGTGACGGTATTTACTTTATTAGAGGTTATTTTGTTAATGTATCTAAACAAACCATAATTTTAGATAACTATACCAATACACCCTCGTATAGAGTTGGATTAAAAATTGATGAATTGATTATTAGTGCCAAAGATGATAGTTCATTGTACGATCCCTCAAAAGGATTTACAAATTATGCTGCACCTGGAGCAGATAGATTTAAGATTGATTTAACTTTAACCAAAAAATTATTATCAGATACTAATGATACTGACTTTATAGAATTATTAAGAGTTGAGAATGGTAAGACCAAAATAATTGAAACTAAAACTCAATATAACTTAATTAAAGATTATATTGCAGCAAGAACTTATGATGAATCTGGAGATTATACTGTTGAACCATTTAATGTATCGGTAAATAATTCATTAAATGATAGATTGGGAAATAATGGTTTATTTTTTGATACCGAAACAACAGAGCAGGGAGATACGCCATCAGATGATTTGATGTGCTTAAAAATATCTCCAGGAAAAGCCTATGTGAGAGGATATGATGTAGATAAAATTTCTACAACTATTGTTGATGTTTCAAAACCAAGAGATACTGAGTCTATTCAAAATGCAAATATTCCGTTTGAAATGGGGAATATTATAAGAGTTAATAATGTACATGGAGTACCAAAAACAAGAGATGTTGTGTACTTATATAATGAACTTAATTCTACTGGCGGAACTCAACCAATTAGTGCTCCGATTGGCATTGCAAGAGTATATAATTTTAACCTGACTGATGCTGCATATTTTGAAGCATCAACTAATTGGGATTTATATCTTTATGATATTCAAACATATACTGATATTGTTTTAAATTCTACAATATCAAGTGCAGAGTTGCCTGAAACATCGTTTGTAAAAGGAAAAAGCAGCGGTGCTAGTGGATATGCTACTGTTGGTGATGGTGGGGATGTCATATATTTGAGACAAACATCAGGAACATTTTCAGTTGGTGAACAATTACTCATTAATGGTTTAGATTTTCCACGAACCATTAAATCAGTAACCGCATATTCTACAGAAGATATTAAATCAGTATATCAAGAAGCAACTTTATTAGGACTTCCGGTAGATTTTACTGCAGATTGTTTACTTGAAAGATTTAATTTTCCAAATGGTGTAACACAAGCAACGATAAGTGGAGGAAATACTCTAGTAAGTCCTGGAAAATTTTTCACAGGCATAAAAGTTGATTCAATCATTAGATATCAAACAACAACTGGTGATGAGACATTTAATAGAGTAACAGCAGTTTCTCCTACAGGAACATCATTAACTATTTCCGCAACTCCTGGAGTTGCTGGAATATACTCTGGTTCTGTTACGAATGGAACTTATAGTAATATTTTTATTGGAGCACCAATCATAAGAAATGAGAATTCTGGATTTTTATATGCACAACTTCCAGATTCAAATATTTCTTCTGTAAATCTTTCCGATTCATTATTAACACTTTCTTATCAAATAACTGGAGAACAGACAGACGGTGCTGGAACTTTATCATTTGGCACGTCTCAAGTTACTGGGATTTCTAGCGCATTTTTTGCTCCATTTGATGAAGAAAGGTATTCTGTACATTATAGTGATGGAACAACCGCCACAATAACTTCAGACCAATTTTCTTTTGCTGGCAATTCTGTGGTTATTTCTGGATTGTTTCCTTCTGAGAGTAATATTGTAGTTAATACAACCCTAATTAAAAATGGAATTCGCAGTAAAATAAAGACATATAATAGAAGTCAAATTTTAACTGTGTCTAAATCAAAGTATATTCAATCAGGAACTAGTGATAATAGTTCTGTTAATGATGGTCTTACTTATAACCAATACTATGGATTAAGAGTTCAAGATGAAGAGATATCTCTGAATTATCCTGATGTAGTAAAAATACTAGCAATCTATGAATCTTTTGATTCTTCTGCACCTACTTTAGATCAAATACAATTTAGTTCTAGTGCTAATGTATCTACAAATGCCATTATTGGAGAAAATATTTTTGGAAGTACCAGTAAGGCAATTGCAAGAATTGTTTCTAAACCATCTACAAACGTATTAGGAGTCGTATACCTTAATTCTGAAAGATTTTCTGAAGCAGAAACTGTCACATTTAATGAATCGAATATAATCACGGAAATTCAATCTATTACATTAGGTAAATATAAAGATATTACAAATTCATATACTCTAAATAAGGGTCAGAAAGATCAATATTGTGATTATTCTAGAATTGTTAGAAACAAGAGTACTGTAGAACCTTCTAAACAACTTTTAGTAGTATTTGATTACTATTCAATACCATCTAATGATGGTGGAGATGTACTAACCGTCTTGAGTTACGACAAAGATAGATTTGCACATGATATTCCTTTTATTGGACCAAGATCAATAAGAGCATCAGATACTTTAGATTTTAGACCAAGAGTTTCAGTATTTACCTCGACCACATCATCTCCATTTGATTTTACTTCCAGAAATTTTGCTGCTACCGAACCATCCCATATTTTATCTCCAAATGAGAGTTCATTACTAGGATATGATTATTACCTAGCAAGAATTGATAAATTATATCTTGACAAACTTGGAAATTTTGTTCTTGAAAAAGGAATATCTTCAAAAGATCCTAAGGCACCAAATAAAAATGACGCAGTAATGGAGATTGCGACTATCAAATTGCCACCATACCTCTATAATCCAGCGAATGCTACTGTTACATTAATGGATAATAGAAGATATACAATGAGAGATATCGGTTTGATTGAAGACAGAGTTGAAAATCTAGAAAGAGTTACTTCTTTATCACTACTTGAAGTAAATACTCAAACTTTACAAATACAAGATGCGGATGGAAATAATAGATTTAAGAGTGGATTTTTCGTAGATGATTTTAAAAATTATAGATTTATTAATAGAGGATTATCTTCTATCAGGATCAATAGTGCGGCAAATGAATTAACTCCGATTATTAGTAGGAATTCACTTAAATCTCAAATTGCTCCGGCAACTGCAATCATTGATGAAAACTTAGATTTATCACAAAATTTTGAATTATTAGATCCAAATGTTCAAAAAACAGGAAAGGCGGTAACTTTAAAGTATGAATCTATTGGATGGATAGAGCAAGCATTCGCAACTACGGTTGAAAATGTAAATCCATTTAATGTTATTGTTTATAGTGGTGATATTAAATTAAGTCCTGAAATTGATAATTGGGTCAGAACAGTTCAACTTCCAGATAGAAATATTAGTATAACCTTAAATTCTAGTAGAACAGTTACTCAAAATTTGACGAGTAATGTTTTTGTTGAATTAACTCCAATTAATTCTCAAACAAATGAAACTATTAATTTACCTAGAATTATCGGGAGAGGAAATAGAACTGAAACAAATTCTACTAATACTATAACATCTTCAACTGCAACTAATACTACTGTTAGTTTTTCTCAGGCAAGTAATTTTGATACGGTAAGTAACACGGATACTACAATAAGAAATGTCTTAGTATCTTCATCAAATGAATCTTTTATGAGATCCAGAAATACTCAGTTTTCTGCATCTAATCTTAAACCATCTACAAGATTTTATCAATTTCTTGATGGGAATAGCGGGGTAGATTTTATCCCGAAATTAGTTGAAATAGCAAATGATAGTACTTTGAGTAATTATGGGTCTTCCAATGCATTTATAGTCGGTGAGACTGTTATTGGTACAATTGGTGGTAGCAATTTAATTACATTTAGAGTTGCGACACCAAATCATAAGTATGGTCCATATAATTCACCATCTACGACATATACGATTAATCCGTATATTAGGGAAGAATCCATAGCATCTGCATATAGTCAATCATCAAAAATTCTTAATATTGATGTCGTATCATTGTCAGAAGAAGCTCAAGGCAAGTATTCAGGATATTTGCTTAAAGGTATGCAATTAGTTGGACAAACTAGTGGTGCAGTGGCATACGTAAAAGACCTCAGATTAATTTCTGATAATTTTGGCGATTTGATTGGAGCATTTTATTTAAGAGATCCAAATACAATTCCAACCCCAACCGTTAGAATTGCTACTGGAACTAAGACATTTAAATTAACTTCAAGTTCAACAAATGATCCTGGACTACCAGGAAGTACTGATAATTCATCAGCTGAAGTAAATTATAATTCTGATGGAACTCTTGAACAGTGGGAAAATGTTGTTACTGCAACAACAAAAAATCTAACGACAAATACAATAACTAATCTGACCACAAACACAACAACCTCACAAACAACAATAAACACTCACACTAGAACAACAGTTCAGAGATTTGTTGATCCTCTTGCACAAACTTTTGTTGTTGGTGGAAATGTGGAGGCACCTTCTCCAACATCTTCTAATGATGATGTAAACGGAGCATTTTTAACTGCTGTTGATTTATTCTTTGCTAAAAAAGATAGTGGAAATGCACCGGTAAAAGTTGAAATAAGAACAGTTGAATTAGGGACCCCAACAAGAGTCGTTATTGGAAATTCAGTTACGTTGAGACCAAATCAGGTAAATGTTTCCAATGATGCTTCTATTGCAACAAAAGTTACTTTTGATGAACCAATTTATTTGCCACCCGGTAGAGAATATGCCGTCGTTATTATATCGGAAAATAGCGATCAATATGAAATGTGGACGGCAATTATGGGAGAAAAAACTGTAAACACTAAGGATTTACCTGATGTAGATGCCGTAACATATTCTAAACAATTCTCTATGGGAAGTTTGTTTAAATCTCAAAATGGATCTATCTGGACGGCAAATCAGTATCAAGATCTTAAATTTAAACTTTATAAAGCACAATTTGTATCTCCAACAGGAACTGCATTTTTCTATAATCCTACTTTAGATGAAAGTAATGGTTATGTTCAGACATTAGGAAATAATCCTTTAACAACATTACCTAAAACATCTATTATTGGAATTACGACAACAACAAATTCATCATTGATTAGTGCTTTGAGTGTTGGTAGAAAAATTGTTGATGGATCTAAAAATTATGTTTATGGTTATGTTGTTGGATCTGGAAGTTCTGTAAGTAGTGTCGGTATCACCACTGGTGGATTAAATTATGCAAACGGAAGCGTTCAAACTTATAATATTACTGGAAATGGATCTGGATTAAGATTAAATATCACTACCGGAAATGGAGTTATAACTGGTGTTGCTGTTTCTAGTGCATACCGAGGAAATGGATATGCAATTGGAGATGTTGTTGGAATTGTAACCTCTTCAGTTTCAAGTAATACTGGAAAAGATGCAAGAATTACTATTAGTGCAATTGGAAATAGTCTTGATACATTATACCTATCAAATGTTCAGGGTGAATCATTTACTGTTGGTGCTGGATTAAGTTATTATAATAATTCGGGACAAATAGTATCTCTTGCAAGCACTTCAATTAGAAGTCATTTTAGTCCAACAAATCAAAATTCGGGCAATTATATAAGAGTCCAACATTTTGATCATGGAATGTATGGAAACACCAATAAAATTAGAGTTGGTAATGTTGAATCTAGTATTGCACCAGTTTCTATTACAACAAAATTAATTTCTTCATCCGTATCAATTTTTGTTGCAATTGGTGATACATCAAACTTTAATACTTTTGAAGGGGTTGCTGTAAGTGCTTCTAATCCAGGATATGTCAAAATTGGCAATGAAATTATTAGATATGAATCTATAGGCACTGGTTCACTAGGAACTATTACTAGAGGAATTGATTCTACTGTTCCAATTGACCATGAAGCAAATAGTTTAATGTACAAATATGAGTTAAATGGAATTTCTTTGAGGAGAATTAACAAAACTCACGATATTAGTGATTTGGATATTGGGTTGGATGGATACTATCTTGTAATTGATAGAAGTATAAATGGGGTTGATAGAAGTGCTGACGTGACAGGAAGACCTCAATTGCAATTTACTTCAGAAGCAAACCTAGGAGGTTCTAAAGTTATTGCAAGTGAAAATATCCTATACAGTTCAATAGTTCCCACATATGATATTATTACTCCTGGTTCATCAACTTCTGCTTCTGCGGCAATTAGGTCTGTCACTGGAACAAGTGTCAGTGGCAATGAAAGTTCATTCTTAGATAATGGTTTTGAACCAATTCAATTAAATACTTTAAACAGACTAAAATCAGTAAGAATAGTTTGTTCTAAGGAAAATGAAACCGAGTATCTTGGAAATTTACCAAGGAATAAATCATTTACAACCGGAATAACTTTAAATACTTCAGATTCTAATTTATCGCCTATCATCTTTTTAGATACTGCATTTACAGAATTTACTTCAAATCGTTTGAACAGTCCAATTTCTGATTATGCATCTGATAGTAGATCTAATTCAATATTAGATGATCCACATGCTGCGGTGTATGTCTCAAGGACTGTAAATCTAGTTCAACCAGCAACTTCACTAAAAGTTATTTTATCAGCATATCGTCATGAGTCTGCAGATTTTAGAGTTCTATATAGTTTAATTAGACCCGATTCTTCTGAAATTGACCAATCATTTGAATTGTTCCCTGGATATGATAATTTAACTTATACAACCTCTGATGGATATGCCGTTATAGATTCTTCTAAAAATAGTGGAAGACCTGATACTTTTGTAAGTTCTAGTTTGGATAATGAATTTAAAGAATATGAATTTACAGCGGATAATCTTGGTCTATTTAATGGATATACAATCAAAATTGTAATGTCGGGGACTAGTCAAGCATATCCACCAAGGATTAAAGAACTTAGAACAATTGCAGTAAGATGATTAGAGTAAAAGGACACCAAAATCTTTACAGAGATGAAAATAGTGGGGCTATAGTTAATTGTGATTCTGTTTCTTATAACCAGTATCTTAATACAATCTATAATAGAGATTTTCAAAAGAAAGAATTGGACAAAATGAAGCAGGACATTGATGAAATTAAATCTTTATTGAAGGAATTATTAAATGGACCCAAATGAAATTGAATTAAAAACTATTGATAAATTATTTGAATATGAAAAACATTCTAGATTTATAGATGAATTAAGTATTGAAGAGTTGAAAAATTTTTCAAAACTTTATTGCAAATTATACCTAAGACAGCAAGAAGTTTTAGCAACTATGAGTAAGATATAAATAAGTTGTAGAGCTAAAAAGATAGATGGCAGCAGTATACGTAAATAATTTAGTCATCAATTCTGGTTCTGATTTTAGTCAGTCATTTACTTTGGAGGGATCTGATAACTCCGCATTGAATTTGACTGGTTATCAAGTTAATGCTCAGATGAGAAAGTGGTCTGGAAGTTCTGCGGCAATAACTTTTACAACCGCAATTCTAGTTCCATCTACACAAGGGAAAATATTGATATCACTATCTTCCGCAAATACTACAAATATAAAGCCAGGAAGATATGTTTATGATGTAGTAATTACAAATTCTTTAGGAATCAAAAATCGAGTTATTGAAGGAATGGTTCTCGTAAGAGAAGGAGTAACTAGGTAATGTCTGATATAAAAGTAAAGGTCGATCAACAAAACGCAATTAAATCTAAAGTAGGACAACAAAATACGGTTAAAGTTATATCTAGCATTTCTGGATCATCTGGAGGTGGATTTGCTTTATATGCGGAAAATGTAATCGGCGGAATAGCATCAGTAACTTCACTTAATGTAAGTGGAATTTCTACTTTCGTAGGTCCTGCAGTATTTAACGACATTGTTTATATTAACAATGACCTTTATATTGGAAATGATTTAATATTTGATGAATTTAGAGCAAGAAATGGTAATATAACAGGAATTCTTACTGTAGGGCAAGAGTTTTATTACCCTCTAGGACAACGTTATGGGGTAGCATATTTTGATCCAAATGATAAATTAGTTTCGACCGGAACAACTACAGTATCAATATCCGAAACTAACTATATACTTACAACTGACAATTCAGGAATACCAACCTGGTCTAGTGTTATAGATGGAGGAACGTATTAGTGTCTAAACCAGCAAGTAGACAAGATCTCATAGACTATTGCCTAAGACGCCTAGGTGCTCCTGTACTGGAGATTAACCTTGCCGACGATCAAATAGATGATTTAGTAGACGACGCCTTACAGTACTTCCAGGAGAGGCACTTTGATGGCGTAGAAAGAATGTATCTAAAGTATCAATTAACTCAAGCAGATATTGATAGAGGTTCTGCCGAAAAAACAGGTGGTGTTGGATTAGTTACGACTACAGGCACATCAACAAATATAAGTGGATTAGGAACTATAACTTCTAATTTTTACGAAACTTCAAATTTTATTCAAGTTCCAGATTCTGTAATCGGAATTGAAAAAGTATTTAAGTTTGATACTAGTTCAATTTCTCAAGGAATGTTCAGTATAAAATATCAATTATTTTTGAATGATTTATATTATTTTAATTCTGTTGATTTATTGCAATATTCTATGGTTAAATCTTATCTTGAGGACATTGACTTCCTATTATCAACAGATAAGCAAATTAGGTTTAATAAAAGACAAAATAGAATGTATTTGGATATTGATTGGGGGGCACAGCAATTAGGAAACTTTTTAATAATTGATTGTTATAGAATTTTGGATCCAAATACCTTTACCAATGTTTATAATGATAGTTTCTTGAAAAAATACTTAACCGCTACTATGAAAAGACAGTGGGGTCAAAATCTAATTAAATTTAGAGGAGTTAAGTTACCAGGAGGAATTGAATTGAATGGTAGAGAATTATATGAAGATGCTGAAAGAGAACTAGCAGATATTAAGCAGAGAATGGCACTTGATTATGAATTACCACCTTACGACTTTATTGGATAGTAATGGCACTAAATCCCTTTTTTCTTCAAGGTTCACCAAACGAACAAAGACTTGTTCAGGAATTAATTAATGAGCAATTAAGAATTTATGGTGTAGAAGTAATTTATATTCCTAGAAAATTTGTAAGAAGAGAAACAATACTTAGAGAAATTTCTTCTTCAAAATTTGATGATAATTTTGCATTGGAAGCATATGTAAGTAATTATGAAGGTTATAGTGGCCAGGGAGATATTCTTACAAAATTTGGAATGAGTCTAAAAGATGACTTAAGTTTAATTATTTCCAAAGAGAGGTATGAAGATTTTATTTCTCCTTTCTTAAATTCGGAAGATGAAGAAGAAATTGCCTTATCATTAAGACCTAAAGAAGGAGATTTAGTATATTTTCCTTTGGGGCAAAGGTTATTTGAGGTTAAGTTTGTAGAGCACGAGCAACCATTTTATCAATTAGGTAAATTATATGTTTATGAACTGAAATGTGAATTATTTGAATATGAGGATGAAGTTATTGATACTACAATTGATGAAATTGATACTCAAGTTCAGGAAGAGGGTTACATAACAACATTAAGTTTAATAGGTATTGGAAGAACTGCTGCAGCAACCACAACAATTGGAACTGGATATATTAAAAAAATTATCCTTAATAATGATGGATATGGATATACATCTCCACCTGTTGTAAGTATATCTTCTGCTCCTTTTGGAGGCACAAATGCAATTGCAGAAGCAATTACTGAAGTAAAATCTGGTTTTTATGCTATAAAAGAAATAGTTTTAATAAATGCTGGTTCTGGTTATACTGTTGCTCCAAATATTTCTATTCTTGGAAATGGAATTGGTGCTGCCGCAACCTGCTCAATTGAAACTTCTCAATCTGGTGTTATTTCTGTAAATCTTTACGATAATGGTGTAGGATATTCAACAGCACCTTATGTAACTATTACTGGAATTGGTGTTGGGGAAACTGCAACGGCAATATCATCAGTTGTTGGTACTGCTCAGAGTGTGTCTTCTATTAAAATTACAAATCCAGGAAAGGGTTATGTAGTTGCTCCGTCAGTAAGTATCAATGCACCTCCGATTTTAACTGGAATTGGGACTTACATATTTAATGAGATTGTAACAGGATCTAGGTCTGGAACAACAGCTAGGGTTAAATCTTGGGATTTTGATACGAAGACACTTAAAGTTTCTTTTGTAGATAATGTAGCGTCTAGAGGATTTTTCCCAGGAGAAACAATTGCAGGATCAATTTCTAGTGCTAGATATTCCGTAAATACTTATGATAATTGGAATCCTTATGATAAGTATGGTGATAATTTGCAGATTCAGACTGAAGCGACATCTATTTTAGATTTTTCCGAATCTAATCCATTTGGTTCTTATTGATACTATAAATACATAATACGGTAATGATTGAATAAACGGGTATAGAAAAACGTTAGGAACCTATTTTTACCACCAAATTATTAGAAAGACTGTTACTGCGTTCGGAACTCTTTTTAATAACATTTATATAGAGCATAAAAATTCTTCTGATGTAGGAATCAGTCAGATGAAGGTTCCTCTTGCGTATGGTCCTATGCAAAAGTTTCTTGCTAGGATTGAGCAGCAACCTGAATTAAACAAAGCAATTCAAATTACTCTTCCTAGAATGTCATTTGAAATGACTTCTATTCAGTATGATTCTACAAGAAAAGCAAATATAACCCAATCATTTAAAACTTGTGGAGATGGTAATACCGTAAAAAAAGTTTATATGCCTGTTCCGTATAATATTGGATTTCAATTAAATATTATGACTAAACTTCAGGATGATGCACTGCAGATAGTGGAGCAAATTCTTCCAAGTTTTCAACCATCATTCAATTTAACTGTAGATTTAGTTGATTCTATTGGAGAAAAAAGAGATATTCCTATAGTATTAGATAGTGTATCTTTTACCGACGATTATGAAGGTGACTATTCAACTAGAAGAACTCTAATATATACCTTAAATTTCACAGCAAAAATTTATCTATTCGGACCAATTGCAGACAGCACGGATGGTCTTATCAGAAAAGTACAGGTAGATTATTATACAGGAACCGATACAACTGTTGCTAAACGTGAAATGCGGTATACCCTCACTCCGGATCCTATTGATGCCACTCCAGATGACAATTTTGGATTTAATGAATCTTTAGAAATGTTCTTTGATGGTAAAACTTATAGTCCAACTCAACAAAAAGATATTTAATAAGTTATGAAAAATAATTATGACGATTTGGACAAAGCATTAAATATTGAAAGTAGTATTGTTGAAGTGGAAAAATCAACTACATCAATTGATATTATTCCGGCGCAAACGGATGACATAAAAAAAGATTATGAATATACTAGAGCAAATTTATATTCATTAATTGAAAAAGGTCAGGAAGCAATTAATGGAATTATGGAACTTGCCGGTGAGGGGGGTAGTCCAAGAGCATATGAAGTGGCTGGGCAACTTATTAAGAGTGTTGCGGATACGACCGATAAACTTATAGATTTGCAGAAAAAACTCAAAGATGTTCAAGAAGATAATACTAAAGTTTCAAATAACGTAACAAATAATGCCGTATTTGTTGGGTCTACTTCCGAATTGTCAAAATTACTGAAGCAAGGTTTTCTAAATAATAAAGACTAATAAGTTGTAATAAATGAACGAGCAATTAAAACCATATAAGACCGTGGAAGAGATTGCTAAAAAGCATCGTCTTAAAGTTTCTTTTATTCAAAAACAACTTGATATGGGTGCTCCAATTGAGCACGAGCATACAAATAATCAAAAACTTGCCGTTGAGATTGCTCTACAACACTTAGACGAAATTCCAGATTATTATACTCGTTTGAAAAAAATGGAAGCAGAGGCTAAGAAGCATCATAAAAAATTTAAAGATGTAAAAGAAGGAAATCTTCATAAATGGTTCAATAAGTCCAGTTCAAAAGATGGAAAACCTGGATGGGTAAATGTCGTAACTGGAGGAACTTGTGCAAGTGATGAACCGGGAGAAGGAACTCCAAAATGTGTTTCTTCCGCAAAAAGAGCAAGCATGACTCCTTCCGAAAGACGCTCTGCATCAAGAAGAAAAAAAGCAGCAGATCCAGAACAACAATCAAAGTCTGGTGCAGAAAAACCAACTTATGTTTCTACCGATAAACCAGAAAAGAAAATGAACGAAGAAAAAGATATTAAAGGAAAAGGTAGTGGTAAAAAGGATGCTTGCTACAGTAAAGTAAAGTCCAGGTATGATGTTTGGCCCAGTGCATATGCATCAGGAGCACTGGTTAAGTGTCGTAAAGTTGGTGCTGCTAATTGGGGCACAAAATCAGAAGATTGTTGGGATGGATATAAGCAAGAAGGTATGAAGAAGAAAGGTAAAAAAATAGTCCCAAATTGTGTACCAGTAAAAGAGGAACAAACAATGATTAGATACTGCCCCAAATGCAAAAAAGACGAAACTCAATCAGAATGCAAATATGGACCAAAGTTTTGGGCATTGTATTCAACTCCGCAAATGTTGACTACAAATCAAATGAAATATGATATTGCACAGGTACATCCTGCAAATGAATCTAAAGAACCAGATCACGAATATTCAATGGCTAGGTCTGAACTTTCTACGATTATTTCTGCGGCAAAAAAACTTCGTGGAAAATTAAAGGGAGAAGGTAATATTGAGGCTTGGGTGCAGTCAAAAATTACCAAAGCGGCAGATTATATTGATGCTGCGGCAGATTATCTTGATAGTGGAGAGCATAATGTTCAAAGTTCTATAGATGAAAACATTAGTTTTGAAATTGGACACACTTCCGCAGACGCAAGAAACGCATCCAGACAAGATAAAATTTTAAAAAGAGCAGCATCTGGACAACAGGGTGCAGATATTGCCAGAAAAAAACTTACTGGAATTCAATTACCACTTGCAAATTCAACGAACCTAAAAACCTTTGGTGAGTTTATGCAAGAGGCACTTGATAAGTCTAAAATGAAATGTAACTCCCCAAAGTCTGACCCCGTAGGAGATTCTCTTACGGGTAAGTCTCACGTCGTAAAAGCTTGTGAGGGTGGGAAAGAAAAACTCATCCGTTTTGGGCAAAGGGGTGTGAAAGGTTCTCCAAAGAAAGAGGGAGAATCAAAAGAATATGCAAGTCGTCGTAAGAGATTTCAAACTAGACACGCAAAGAATATTGCCAAAGGTAAAATGTCCGCTGCCTACTGGGCAAATAAAGTCAAGTGGTGAAACCAATGAAAAGTTTTAAACAGTTTCTATCAGAAAGCATCAATATTGCTGGAGATTTCAATGGAAATCTCTATATGAATTCTCCCCAACAAGAAACTACAAGCGAATCTTTTATCGCTGATGTTGTTTGGGAAGGAAAAATATATCGTTTAGAAATTGGTGGGCAAATGGTAGACAAGAATAAACTTGCCGAGCAACTTCAGAGAGAATATCCTGGAGCAATTGTTCATAACATTTATCCATCAACAAATAGTGGTATAACTATTAAGAGTTCACAAAGATATAGACCAGAAAGTTTAACATGGAGTGATTGATTAATGGCACAATTTAATAAGAATGAACAAGATTTCCTGAATCAGGAAAGAACACTGTTTGAAGTGAATATGATCGCCAATAAGAATGGCGAAGTCGTTACAATTGATAATCCTTTTCCAGTATCTCTTGGAAGTTCCAATATTACTATTAATGGTAATATTACAATTCCAGGAATAGTAACAGTTACAAGCACTCCAGATAATCCAATTCATAATCACATAGTTGAAGTTGGGACAGGTGGAACATTAACAACTCCATATCTTCCAGTTGGGATTTCTACATTACTGAATACTGTAAGTATTGGAAATACCGTATCAATTTCCAATACTTCATTTTATATTCTAAATCCAGTCACATCAGTAACTGTAGGTGGAACTGTATCAATTGCTAATACAGTATCAATCTCTAACACTTCATTCTACATAACCAATCCAGTAACAACAGTCGCAGTATCAGGTATTGGTTCTACTGTTACAGTTCAAGGAACAGTAGGAATTGGAACA